CTGCCGCATCCAGGCCAAGTGCGTACCCAGCGGCTGGCCGACAGCCTCGTAGTAGTTCAACACCCTGATCTCGCGGCCAACAAACTGCGCCGCCCAGATAGTGAATGCGTCTGCCTTGGCGCCCGTGCCGCCGATGTCTACGAACAGGCGGGTGGTCATCAGCGGATCAGCAGCGACCCGACCAATGCGGTTCTGCAGTCTCGCTTCGGCCAGCGCCTTGGCGAAATAGGCGCCTTCCATCACCGTGATGTAGCCGCCTTCCCAGATATGGTCGTACTGGTCCGGCTGCATCCGCAGACAGTCCAACCGCTCCTGCTCAAGCTCCGCTGTGAACCATGGGTTGTCGCGCCAATTGGCCTTGACCACTGTTGCGCCAGTCGGAAGCTCTGCACCTCGCAGCATCACGTCCACTGCGTCGCTCTTGCGCCTGGCATTCCAGCTGAACCACAGTTCGGAGCCTTGAGCCCGTAGCGTTGGGCGCAGCATGTTCAGCGAATGCGCCGTTGCGGTTTGGGCCTCTTCCCACCACGCCCGCTTGAACCCTTCCAGCGACTTGATGCTGTCGGCGGTGTAGTCCTGCATGCCTTTGAAGATCATCAAGCCGTCGCCAGGGGTGGCGATGCGGTCTTGGTAGACCTTGAAGCCGTCAGCCTCGGTGATGCCCAGGGCCGACAACTTGGACTCGATCAGCAGCTTGGACGACTGCGCCAGATCCTTCTGCACCTCACGGATGCACACAGCCCGCATACCCTCGCCTGCCGAGTTGCCTGGCTCTGCCATGCAGTCCTCGATCAGCAGCTCGCCAAAGAAATGCGATTTGCCAGAACCTCGGCCACCCCACGCACCTTTGTAGCGGGCAGGCTCAAGCAGCGGCACGAACACTCGCGCCGTCTGCAGGTTCAGGGTCTTCACTGCTTCGGGTCAACCACGGTGCGCTGCACCTTGGTGAACTGCACAGGCCCGCCATTGGCACCGGTCAACTCAACGGCCTTCGTCTCGCGCCACTCACCAGGACGACGGTTCTTCAGCCAGAAGATCGCCGCCGTCGTGTCGGGCGGGTAGTACTTGCGAATCGGCGTCTGCACGATGCCGCCTTGCACCACCCGAATGTCCACCTCGTCATGCTCGTAGCCGTTGGCCCGTGCGAACAGGCTGCGCTCGACGCGGTCGTCGGCCTCGTCCTTGCCAGACTTTAGGGCCTGACAAAAGGCATCGTTCTCGGTCTTCCAGCGGTACAGCGTCCGCACCTCGACCTCAAAGAAGTCGGCGATCTCGATGTCGGTCGCACCCAGCTTTGCGAGCTTCTCAGCCTGGGTGACGAACTCCGGTTTGAATTTGGACGGTCGTCCCATTTGCTTACCTCCCCGGGCTACCTAGGCTTATCGGGATTGCCCCTTCAGACTGCCGAATGGCTGGGGCTGCTGTTCTCACTCGCGCCTAGAGACGACAGAGTGCGTGCCGCGAAATGATGCAGCGTTTGCCCGCGCTGCGACCGCTTGGCTACGGTTTGGCTCGGGGTGCGATGTTGGGTTGCGGCCTGTACTTGGCGGCGTCGCTTCGGAGTTCCTCCAGCATCCACCGCTGGAATTCCTCATCCGCGCGGTACATCATGTAGAACCCTAGAGGAACCAAGCCAGTCACCAGAACAATGATGGCGAGGAGCACGAAGTGCATCATGCGAACCCTACGCCCTCAATCCCGAGTCCGTAACCTTCTTCTTGCATGAGATCTCCGGAAACGACAAAGCCGCTGGACCTTGCGATCAAGCGGCTTCTTTTGGACGTGGGTGTCCTGACGGCAATATTCTGGCACAACTTCCTACACGCCCACAAGCCCCCGTCCGTGCAATTCACGCAACAGGCGGTTTCTCGCTTCCATCCTGAGCACCACCAGCGCCTCGCCAGCAGGCCAGCCTGGGCGCGCTGACTGCCACACCTGGGCGCGGCTGCAGAGGTTGCGGCCTTCGAACTGCAGGCACAGCCGCCAGGGCTGCGGATCGTTGGGCACACGCTCCACTGCTGCATCCACGCCCTTCATGATGGCGTCCTCAACCAGGTCGTCGGCGTCGGCGTCACGGCTGTACATGGATTTTCCAGGGGGCGTGTCCCTGAACATGCTGGACGTACCGGCGTAGCCACCACCCAGGGTGTAGCCACTGCGCCACTTGTGCCAACGAGCCAGGAGGTCGTCAAGCACTGCATCAACTTCTGATTTCATCCAACCTCCTTGAGCAGTTCGCGCAGCTCTTCTTGATCCTCAATGAGCAAGTCGCGGTACGACTTCTCGGACATCTCGCCTTTTGCGACCTTCACCAGGCGCACCCGGTCACGGCGCATCATCAGCTGCACCTTCGTGGCGATCTGGGTCTGCTCGTCCTGGGTCAGCATTGCCGCTCCGAGGCAGCAAACCCGTCGCCCTCTTGGATCAGCCTCGTGAAGATGCCCATGGGGCACTTGCTGCGTGTGTGGCTTGTGGAGCCGCATAGGGTGCAGGCGGTCATGGGCGCACCACCCGCGTCTGTACGCATCGAAGAACAGGCTTGCTGAACTCCCGGGCGTCACGGATGGCGGCAGCGGCCGCCTCACAGTCCTGCACGGTGGCAAAGCGCTCGACAACCCCGGTCCCGAACGCGTAGGACCCGTTGTGGCCGACGCTGACCAGCAGCCAAATCAGTACGGTGTTCATGCTTCCCTCTCCTTCTTCAAGTCCTTGAGCTTCTGGGTGTAGGTGGCCTTGATGGCGAGCGCCTGGTCGCGCGTCCACTTGGGCCTGTCGTGCGGCCCCATGAGCCAGTCGAATGCGGCCTGGCCGATCCTGTCTGGCAGGTTGGCCTCGTACTTCTCGCGCACGGTGCGTTCCTTGTGGGCGAACTTGCCAGAGCCGGCGTTGCACACCTTGCACTGCTTGTGGCAGTTCAGTTCCTCGAAGCGCAGTTCAGGGAAAGCGCCACGGCCCAGGAAGTGGCCGGCATCCCACTGGCCGCCCGGCTTCATCGGTGGGTTGACCGCGCCGCAGCTGATGCAGGGCAGGTCAGCGTCCCGCAGGCGGATGAACTCGTTGAATGGCTTCTGGGCTTCGGCCAGCAGTTCGCGAATGCCCTTCTGCGCTTCCTTGGCCTGCTTGTCCTTGGCGCGCTCCACCCTGGCCTGCATGCGCGCCTGCTTCTCTGCCTTGCGCTTGGCCTTGGCTTCCTCGGCGTCTGCGTAGGGCTCAATGCACTCGGCGTGGATGCGCTGGCCCTGATCTAGCTTGGCCTTGCAGTGGGGGCAGCGGGTGCGGCGGAAGATGGTCATGCAGCCACCACGCGTCCAAACTGCTGCAGCCGCCAGCCCATATAGGCCTCAGCAGGAGTGAGCGCATAGGCGCCCTTTAACGGGCTTCCAGACAGACACGACCACATCTGCTTTTCAGCATTCCACTTGATCCTGGGCTTTGGGGCGAATGGGAGGGAGCCGAGCATCAGTCACCCCTCCCGGCAATCCACAGTGCAAGCCCGAACCATCCGATGGCCCCGCCAAGCGCGAAGCTGGCCGGCAGATGCGGCGATGCCAGGATGGCGGCCACCAGCAGGTAGGTTTGCCAGATCTTCACGCCGCCTCCAACTCGTAGAACGTCACGCCCAGTTCCTGCGCCGCGTAGGCCTCAACCTGCGTGCAGAAGTCGCTGAACTGCGAGGTGGTCAGCTTGGTGCTGCTCTTACCGATCAGCTGCCCGTTGGGCAACTCATCAACCCCGATGAACTGGCGCTTGAACTGCTCGTGCCAGACCTCGGCGGGGTACAGGCGGCCATTGACGACGGCCTGCTCTGCGATCTGGGCCAGGACGCCCTTGCCCCAATACCGCCTGTTCTGTGGTGGAGTGCGCTTGCGGCGAGCAACCGTCAGAACCCAGCGTCCACCGCCTTGCAGCACGTCCTTGAGGAACGGGAACAGCTGGCCTTGGATCGCAGCCCACGCCTGGCTGCGGTTGTGCAGGTCGATGTGCAGCGTCTCAGCCATTGCCCTTCCCCTCCACCTTCCACCGGCATCCTGTGCATCCCTTGTCTGCCTGGCCCAGGTCGGTCAACGTGTAGCGACAGTCCTGCGCCATGCGGAAAGGCACATCGACCATGCGGGCGGTCCGCTCAAGGGCCAGCTGGTCGCCGACCTGGACGACACGGTGGTGCCAACCGTTCTGCACGTGCATCTCGGGCTTGAAGGGGGCGCGTCCGTGGCAGCCGTTCACCGCGACACCCCTTCCAGCCGGTCGGCAACCAGGGTTGCATAGCCGGCGATATCGCGCCAGGAGTCGGCATAGTCCGGGTCTCCGTTCAGGATGCGGGCCAGTTTGTGCGCGATCATGGTCAGCGCCTCGATCTGGTCGGGCTTCATGTCGCGGCTGCGGTTGGAAAAGATTGCTGCCCTGATCTCCATCGCAATCCGGGCGTGGTCGGCGAATTTGCCGTACCGCTTGCCGCGCTCGGCCAGCACTGCGTTGATGTCCGTCGTCGGGCCTGGGATCGAATCGGGGTTCATGCGGCTTCCTTCTTTGCTCGGTGCTTGTCTATCTCTGCCTGCAGGAGGTCAGGTAGGCGGGAGAGTTGGTAGGGGTCGGTCTTGGCGAAGCGGCGAGCACATTCCATGGTCCCTTCAGCGCCGAACCACTTGAGGCAGCGCCAGAGGTGTTCCATGAACTTGCGCTCGGCTTCGGTCACACGATGTCCGTCAGGGTCAGATCGCCCGTCGTGATCAGCGCCCAGATCACGCGCGACTCGGGCACTGCGATGCCGGCCCGCACCATGTCCAGGATCTCCATGGCTTCACGGCGCATGCGGGTCAGGTGTTCGCGGCTCATGCTGCCTCCTTCCGGGCCTGCGGGCGGTAGCTGGGCCAGTCGAAGGCGACCCACTTGCAGGTCTCGCGCATGCGGTCGAAGGTCCGTTCGCCGACGAACTCGGCCAGCCCCTTCTGGTTCTGGTTCGTCAGGAAGATCGTGGGCTGCATCTCGCGGTAGCGCATGTCCAGCACGTCGAACAGGATGGTCTGCTCGCCGTCTGTGCCGTACTGGGCGCCGATCTCGTCCAGCACCAGCAGCGGCACGTCGGCGTAGGCGCGCAGGATTTGGGTCTCGCTGTGCTCGGAGTCCTTGCGCCAGGTGTTGCGCACCGAACGGATGACGCCCATGCAGGTGGTGTATCGCCCGCAGATCTCGGGCAGCAGGGCCTGCAGGATGGCAATGGCCAGGTGCGACTTCCCCGTTCCCGGCAGGCCCGACAGGATCAGGCCGCTACCGCGCTTGGCATGCTGCTCGAAGTTCTGTGCGAACTCGACCGCGACGGCATGGGCGGCGCGCTGGGCATCGGTCGTGGCCTTGAAGCTGTCCAGCGTGCGGCCGATGAACCGCGGCGGGATGGCGGCCTCGCCGATCAGGTACTCCATGCGCTTGCGCTCCATCTCGGCCTGCTTCTGGGCCTGGGCCTGCCGGTCGTCGGCCAGCTTCTGCTCCTCGCAAGCCGGGCAGCGCGTCCAGACTTCGCGGGTGCCCATGTAGCGCACGCCGGCCGACTGGTACGGGCCGTGCTTCTCGCACTCGACCGTCTTGTCGCCCAAGGGTTCTTTCAGCCCGCGCTCGTTGCCGTTGAAGGCAACCCAGGCATCGGACATGCGGCGCATCTTGTCCACGTGTTGTTCAAGCGAGCGATCCATCGGCGTTCACTCCTTCGCGGTAGTTCATGGTTTGGAAGCCGGCGTGCTTGCCGCTCGACTTCGGACGGCGCTCGCCAGACAGGCGCTGGCACGCGGACTTGAGGAAGCTGGCCGGGTCGGCGGGCTGGTGCACCACGGTCTCCCGCACTGCATCGATCACGATGGCGTCGTCGTAGTCCTTACAGAGCTTTCCAACGAACGAGCCGCATTGCGCCTCCGGCATGCCAGCAGTCCGCAGGAGCGATTTCCCAGCAGTCCAGAGCTCAGCCTTGGTCAACACCTCGGCCGGCTTGCCGGCAGAAGCGTTAGCTTCTGAATAACTGGTATTGGTCTTGGGATTGGGAGCTTTCGAGTTGCTTTCTTCTGGGTTCCCAGAAATAACCCGCTGGGTTTCTTCTGGGTTATCCGTAGGTTTCTGCTTCGGCGGCCTTCCGCCCTTCTTTCCGTTCTCCGCAGCACGTGCAGCTGCAGCCCTGGCTTTCACGATCTCTGCGTCGCAGCGGCTGTGCTGCCAACCCGCATCCGTCTTGGTGAAGAACTCGTTCAGCACCGTCTCAACGGCCTTGCGTTCGTCCTTCGATGCGGCACGCACCAGCCTGCATGCCTGCGCCACGTCAGCAGGAATGACCTGCTCGCGGCTGTAGTACACGTCCAGCAGGCGGCGGTACGCGCAGTCCTCGTGCCACGACAGATGCGCCGTGGCTGTGAGGTAGTCGCCGATGTGGT